ATGAACCTTGACCGAAAGGATAGACGAGGAATACTGCACTCGCAGCAGCGACTGGAGCAGAATATGCTACACAGATCCATGGACGCATACCTAAACGATATGAGAGTTCCCATTCACGTCCCATATAAGCATAGATGCCGATAAGGAAGTGGAAGACTACCAATTGGAAAGGACCACCATTGTACAACCACTCATCGAGTGATGCGGCTTCCCAGATGGGATAGAAGTGAAGACCAATTGCGTTGGAAGATGGTACAACTGCACCAGAGATGATGTTGTTTCCATACATGAGTGAACCAGCGACGGGTTCACGGATACCGTCAATATCGACGGGTGGTGCTGCAATGAATGCAACAATGAAGCAGACAGTTGCTGCAAGCAGTGTTGGGATCATCAGTACACCAAACCAACCAACATACAAACGATTGTTAGTTGATGTTACCCACTCACAGAAATTCTGCCATGGGGTTGATTGTTGCCTTGAAAGAGTTGAAGCCATTGTAATTGAAAAAAAGTAAGACCATCAGGGAATGGTGGAGTTACTATTCCTCTGCACCCTAAGCAGAGGTATTAAAGACGTGTTTAGACACCCTATAGGTCTTGGTTTGAGGAGTGTTACGAACAGTAAAGAAATGTGTTGGTTCCTTGACCCGTTGACTTATTTATAATACCACAAGTTGGAGGGCTTGTCAAGGGGACGGTCAAAAAAAATCCTCCTGTTAAGGAGGATCACTTTAGTCTTTAGTATTTTCTCGACCTGATTGAGTAAACATTGCAGCACCCATAAAGGTTGCAAATAAAATACCAGATAGTGCAATTAGTTCCACTACCAAATACCTGGAATAATTTGACCAGTTGTAGCATAAGTTCCAACAGCGATAATGAAACCAAGCATTGCTAGACGTGAGTTGAGGACTTCTGCCTCAGGTGTAAATCCAAATTTCATTTGTTTTGCTCCTGTGTTTTGTTTTTGATAATAATTCTACCTTTGTCTGATAAGTATTCAATTTGAAATACTAACTCATCATGATGACCCCAACAAAGTTCTTCGTAAAGGGAATTTAACTTCTCCATGTCTTCATAGAGTTGATTAGAGTTAGACATAATTATATATTATTTACTGTATGTATCATACTTAAACTCATCATCAACTTTTTTTAAATTCTCTAAAGAACTAGTATCTACTTTATCTGTAGAATGATGTGGTTTATGTTCTCTATCCATAGGTTTAGAAGACTCAAAAGGATCTCTTGTGAGATTTTTAATAACAATAAATGCTTCTTTGTTATACTTTCGAGTACCGATGGGTGATTGCCACTTTTTATTATAGACTTCACCCACATCAATACCAGAAACTTGAGTTCCTGCCATTTCAACCACAATGTTATCTCCTTCTTCCCACCCATATTTTTGGACGAGAGAAGAAACTTGTTCATAAACAGATGGAGTGTCCATTACTCGATCTTCTGGTTCAAGACTTCCGTGCATCAGTAAAGATTTTCTTCTTGTTCAGTTTTAATTATAACATCAGAAGTTGGATATGCAACACATGTGAGTACAAATCCTTGTTCTATTTGATCGTCATCCAAGAATGATTGATCACTTTGATCTACCGTACCGGATAAAATTTTACCAGCACAAGATGAACAAGCACCAGCACGACAAGAGTAGTTGATATCTATACCTGCTTCTTCAGCAGCGTCTAGGATGTACTGATCGTCTTCACAAGTGAAGGACGTTTCAGTTCCATCAGGTGCCTTAGCAGTGATATTAAAAGTCATTAGTAAGTTTCAGAAAGTTGTTCTACAGAATATGCCAATGTTACTAGGAACACGACACCTACCATTGTAAAGAATGATGCTGTCATTGTCAAGCTACTCCAAAAAAGAAGTTACCTGTGATGGCATATGACAGGAAACCAGCAATGATACCAAGCATTGCCCAGCGACCGTTTGATTTTTCAGCACGGTCAGCATGAGTCTCATACCCATAACGCTCTGCTTCTGTGGGATCTACATACATGCGGGGTTCTGATGCCCACATGTTTGTGCGGCCGCCATCTTCTGTTGTTACTGTCATTTGGTTTGTAATGAAACTTTACATAGTATATAGTAAAAAAATTAAATTGTCAACTGGGGAACAATCACTTAATGTTTTTATCTCCCCACTTATTGAATAGCAAGGGGTTGTAGTCGGTCAAGGATCTCACGATAAGCAGGTACGATATCACCTTCATCGTTTCTGAATAGATCCTTATCGAATCTTTCATCACCACCAATCTTCCACAATCTCATACTGTCAGGACTGATCTCATCAGCAAGTAGCAGCTCACCATGAGCAGTGTATCCATACTCAACTTTAAAGTCAACCAGATCAATACCTAAGATGTAGAACAATGAACGGAGAATGTCATTGATACGTAGAGTCATCTCAATGAGAGGATCAGGATTATATCCCATCAGACGCACACGATCTGGTGTGAGGAGAGGATCATGCTTGCTGTCATCCTTCAGAAAGAACTCAACAATAGGATGTGGTAGTGAATAACCTTCTTGTAATGTTGTCTCACGAACAATAGATCCAGCTGCACGATTCCTACAGATAACTTCTAGTGGAACGATGTCTACTTTCCTACAGATCATCTTGTTCGCACCAACCATATTAATATAATGTGTTGGGATATGTTCTTTGGCAAGTTTCTCAAAAATAAGAGCAGAGATACTACAGCAGAGGGATCCTTTTCCTAAAGGATGATCAACCATCTCACCGTTGCCTGCTGTTACCTTATCATGATACTCAATGATGACTTGCTGTGCATCGTCACCAGCGTATACAGTTTTGACCTTGCCTTCTATAACTACTTCCATTAATCATCCTCCATTTTATATGTAATAGTAATTTGATTGTACACTTCATCTCGGTTGTCACTGTTGTATACACGACAACGTTCTACCTTAGCATCCAATAGTTTCTCAATATTATTGAGTTGCCATTCAGCAGCATACTTCTTGAATCCATCATCCATCCAACTCTTATTGGATCCTGGTGTGTTAAATTCCATTATTCAATACCTGGTGGAAAAGTTTCAATTTCAGTCAGTTCATAGTCCCAATCTTCCATGACTGTATTGGCAAGGAATCTATCAGATAGCATTTCGAGTTCCTTCTCAGCATACTCTCTGCTCTCTGATTCCAACCAAACGTCGATGACCTTACCCAATCTCAATTTCTTGATGTCTAACTCCGACAATCGCTTACAGGCGTCTCTCACAGCATTACCAGGAGAGTCATCAACCTGTGATCGTAGTCGAATGAATATCAGTGCTTTAAATTTCATAATGTTCTCTCAAGTCTATTTGTTGCTTGGTCTGGAAAATCTCTAGGACGACTATCTAACGCATTATCAGTTCTAGGCGAACCTTCATTTGCCTTCATCGTATGCTGATAGTTGATTCTCTTGTACCTAATACAGAATGGGTCAGGCATCCAATATGTCACCTGCCAATTAATTAGTGGATTCAACTCAAGATGTTTCTCTACAGAATGATTAAAAATGCCAATCTGAATATATCCATCATGAGTGACACAAGAGTTGTCACCGACTGACACGACAAATAGTTGTTTCATTTAACTTTTCCAATAACCCATGATTCCAGACCTGTGGCAGCAATCAGATCTATAGATAGTTCTGCTGATTCCCATGGCACCACCAAACAGAATCCAATACCAAGATTGAATACATTACGCATCTCTTCCTCAGCAATGTCTCCTGCCTCCTGGATCTTGGTAAAGAGTTCTGGTCTCTCCCAAGCATTATAATCAACATCAACTGTAAGACCCTTTGGAAGGCATCGTGGGAGGTTCTCAGGCAGTCCTCCACCTGTGATGTGTGCCATGCCTAGGATAGGAACTTCATCCAACAGGTGCTGGATTAGACGAGCATAGATTGTGGTAGGTCTCAGCAACTCTGGCATCTCTTTGTAGTAGATGTAATTTCTCCACAGCATATCATTGACCAGTGTGTATCCATTACTATGAAGACCACTACTCTCAATACCAATGACTACATCACCTGCCATGATGTTACTGCCATCAACAACATCATTCTTCTCTACAATACCAGTGCAGAAACCAGCAAGGTCATAGTCAGTTGCTCTAAAATGTTCGGCAGTTTCTCCACCCAACAATTCCATTCCAGCCATCGCACATCCAGTAGCAACTCCATGCACAATGTCACTGACATTAGCATCAAGTGATTTGGTAGAGATATAATCTAGAAAATATAATGGTTTAGCGCCAGAACATATAACGTCATTGACGCACATAGCAACAAGATCCTGACCAATAGTGGTGTAATCATCAGCAATCCTACAAATGTTAATTTTAGTTCCTACACCATCAGCACCAGATACCAACACAGGTTTCTCGTATCCTGATGGGATCTCCATCATTCCATTGAACCCACCAACACTAGGTGCTAGTGCTTTGATATACTCTACAAAGGAACGTCCTTTGATAATGTCAACGCCAGAAGTTTTATAGTCCATTAGTCTCTACCCAAACGAATGTATAATGTAATGAGTGATTGTGAGATTAGATCACAAGAATATGTGAATCCTTGTTTGTTTTCTTTGTCCCAGTGTTCTCTTTGACTTTTAAGAAGTGTAGAGAACTCTTTGATCTTAGATCTCATCTCTTCTTTAGATAACTTATCCAATGATTTCACCTCTAGCAATTTGTTCACGACGTTTTAGTTTCCATACTATGTAATCTATTGTAGGGATACACATAGGATTCCAACCAACAAAGGTAGTTGATTCTCCACTAGGTATCTTCCAACAGGGAGCATCATCATTGTCAAGGTCTAATGACTTACGATACTCATCCTCACCAAACATAACAACTGCTCGCTCTGCTTGGTTCAAACTTCTAAA